CAGTCCCTGCCGGTAGAGCGGCGAGAACGCTACCGGAGTATCGTCTTCAATAACAAAATACGGAATTTCACCATCGTTGAGCAAAAACAGATCGGCCCGCAACTGGCGGGCGCGTTGTAGACCTAAATTCAATGCCTGTACTATGTCGGCAGACGAGTAGCGATAGCTGGGACCGTAGGTGTCCTGCAGCAGTACCCTAGCCTGTGTCACATAGTCGGCTACCGTGTCGAGCGCGTTGGCCATTGTAACCCCTCAGGTTAAAACCCGGGACGGCGGTGCAGACCGTCCCGGGTGCAGTTCCCAAGGCGAGGGAGGCGATTACGCCTTGGTGACTACAGCCTGAGCAATGGCGATGCTGTCGAGTATCTTCCAGCCATACACCTGCAGACCACGCAGGAGGTTGGCGAAGGACATCTCCGACCGCAGCGTCTCGACGTTGGTCATCTGCGAGGCGAACGTCAGCCCGTGCGGATGCCCAGCGTAGATCACCCACTCACTCGCCGCCAAGGCAGGCGGGCCAGTGATCGGTCCCTTCGGGAGCAGGTTGCTGATATAGATGGTGAAGCGGTCGATCATGCCAAGCCGCCCGTTGCGCAGCATGGTCACACTATCGCCAGTGAGATAGACCTGCCGCATCTCGGACATCTTGATCATCGTCCCAGCCCACGCCGGGAGGATCGCCCACCGTCCACTCTCGGGGATGTTCTGCTCGTCCAGAGCCTGACCCAGACGAAGCAGCACGTCCACGATTTCCACCTCGCCCGTCGCCGGAGAGCGCGGAACAACAGCCAGCGGAGTGCCAGTCACGCCGAGATTGATGTCGGCGGAAATGGCACCCGCAGTTAATCCGCGATTGGCGGCGGCTGCTCCGTTGAGCATGCCCAACAGAACGTCGGTATCGACCTTGATCTTCATCTGCTCTGCGGCGTCATCGGCCCACAAAGACAGATTGTTGATGTCCGACTGCTTCTCCATCACGTCGTCGAGCGCCGTGTTGAAGTACTTACCCTTGTCGATGTTCAGTTCGACAAAGTTGCCGGTCGGGCGCTGCACGGCGAGAAGACCATCCGCCGCGTAGTCGTTGATGACGATTGTCGGCTTGGTGCGGATAATGACCTTGTCGCCGTAGTTCTTGATCTCGCCTTCGTAGTCGGTGTTGCTGATCGCACCGAGCACGGTGGTGTGATAGAACTTCTCGATAAGCTTTCCGCTCCAGATTTCAGGAATGAAACCAGTCGCGGAAAGGTTATTACCAGTCGAGCCAGTTGGCCAAATTACGACCGGAGGTGTCCATCCGGCCTGTGGTGCTGATGGGAATGCCATCTGTGTCCCCCAATCCACTAGGGGTTAACGGATGCGCCCTTCGTTGCCAGCTTTAAAAATTTCGGCTTCCAACCGTTCAACTTCTGCTGGGCTGTACTTTCCCCGACGTTTATCGGCGTAGAAAGCTTGTATCTGGGCGCGGCTTATAATTTCAGGAGTGTCGGGGGCCTTAGGCGTCGCGCCCGATGCTGCTGGTCTGCCCGGTGCCGCAAATTTGGTTAGGTCAGTTTCCGCGCCGTTGCCATTACTGGGTGGTGGCGGTGACCCATTGCCATTAGCGGGGGCCGGATTACCTTGCTCAGCCATGAACGAAGAGTAGAAGTTGAGGACGCGATTACTATCCCCACGCTTTACTGCATCGTCCAAGAGTACTTTCCTTGTAACACCACTGAACCCGTCTGTCAAGGCGAGCCAGTTGTGGAACTTCGGATGCTTGTTGATCACCCTCCATTGTGAGTTCTGGCGATCAAGAAAATCGAGCAGCCGCTGATGCTGGCTGGACGCGCCTTCGCGCTCCGCATTCTGCACCCGGCTATTGACTTTGTTGAGATTGGTGTCAATCTCCGATTTGAGAGTAGTAACCCTCTGGTTAATAACTGGCTCGATCACGTCCAACGCGGCTCGGCCAATCACGTCGATCAGTTCGGGACTGAACTCCTGCACTTCCTTGTCAGTCACCCGCTTGGTCTGTGGCTTAGGCGCAGGAACGGCAGCGGGGGCTGGCTTACTCAGGTTTGCCAGCATGCTTTCAAGACTGGCCATGCGCGAGCGCATATTAGCCATGTCACCAGCTTGGGCGTCAAACCGACCCTTCAACGATTGGTAACGGTGCTGCCAGTCGTCTTGCGTTGGCGCTGGCAGCCCCGGCTGCGGCTGCGGAGGCGTTGGCGTTACAGCCGCTGGCGGCGGGGCCGGGGCGGGCGCTGGTGGCGTCGGATGGGTTGGCTGGGGTGGGGTAGCCTCGGCCGGGGGAGGCGGCTGTACGCCGCTCTCAGGGGCAGGGGGAGGCTGCTCGCCAGTGTTGTAGGCTTGCCGATGCACTTCTTCCACGCGTGCAGACTGCGCAGCTATCGCCTTCGGCAGTTTGACGTTAGCGTCAATCGGGGGAAGAGGGTCAGGCATTACATCAAACTCGCCGCTACATTGTCAATCGGCAGTGGCCGATTGATCTGGGTTCGCCGTTCAATAGTCGAGACGATTTCCCGCGCTCGCATCACCGTCTCGGTTATCTTCTCCATCGCCTGTACCTTGCCCTGTGCAGTTTGTAAGATGGCCTGAGGCGCAGCGACGAATTCCTTGTACCATTGCTCGTGGTAGGCTTGCAGAGCATTGAACAAGTCCTGCTGCATGGACGGCGAAAGGCCCGCCACGAACCGGGCGAGCACTTCCTCCGCATGCGGCTTAGTAACCACGGGGGTTACTATGCAGCCGTGGCAGGCTTGGCGGTCTGCTTGCCGACCATATGCCCGTTACCGCCTTTGGCCCACTCACCGCCACTGGCCGAAGCGTTGCTGGCGGTCTGGCCGGGGGTCTGCGGCCCAGCGTGCTGCTGGCCAAGCATGTGCCCGTTACCGCCCTTGACCCATACCGGAGAACTCTTGCTCTTCTGCTTGCCCTTAGCCATGACGACTGTCCTTTCCTTGTTGATCGGTGCCCTCACCCCGGCGTAGACCGGTGGGTTCACGGTGCGTCGATCTGCTGGAGGAACGTAGCGATATCTGCCACGTCCACCTTGTAGCGCCGGGTCTTGCCATCGGCACCCAGCAGTTGATCGACTATGAAATCGAAGTCTTCCCGGTTGACATCGATCCGGTCAGCCACCGCTGTCGCGCGCGTGCGTTCCGCCAACTTAGCCCCGATGTCCTCGTTGTCAATGAGCATCATCCTACCGCTCCTGCGATATCAGTCCGTGGACCCATGTTGCCGTCTACTCCACCGCCTTGCTGCTGCTGCTGCTGCGCTGGCGGCGCTTGTTCAGGTGGAGCGCCGCCACCCCCTGCCCGTGCTTCGCTGTCCGCAATCTGAGCGGGCGTGGCGGCGAGTTGGGCGGCTGCGGCCTCGGCTTCGGCACGGAGGCGGGCGTCGATCTGCTCTTCGGACGGAATAATGTTCTCGCCGTCCATGCCGATGTTGTTGCTGAGCGAGCGTAGCAGCGACGCACGGCCTTGAATGCCCATGATCTCCAGATCGGTCGGGTTAGCCGTGATCTGAGCGAACTCAAGCTGACGGGCACGTTCGGTTTCCTTCTGGATCGCGACGTTGACGCCCTTCACCTCGATATTCTCGTCTCCCTGTAGCCAACCCTGCGTATCGGTCAGCATCAGCATGTCGAACAGGCCATCTAACAATGGCTGGAAGATATCCCGGTCGATGTTAGCCGCCACCGTCTGGAGGATTTTGGAGGCGTTCCCCATGAGCATGGCCAGACCGGAGGCAGTCCGACCGGCTCCCCCACCAACTCCCTGTCCTGCCATGTACTTGGGGATGGCCGAGATATCGTCGGCCATCGCATTGAGCGACTGGTAAACCGCCAGTAGAGCCTGCGAATTGTCCTGCGGACTGAAGAAAGTGATGGGAGCCTGAGCATTGGTATTGCTCACCGGATCAGACTGGACGTGCCAGCGCTTCCACGGAAATAGCTGTTCTCCATTCTCCCCCGGTGCCAGCCGGTCGTCCATGATGACCACCTGCGGCCCACTGGCGATGCTCATGTTGTTCACAAGAGCACGGAGTGTGGCAGCGGCTGCATCCTCGATATCTTGCAATATATCCGGAAGGCCATTCCCTACAGGCGTCCCCGGTACCTTCTCGAAGCTCGTAACATAGTACGGGTGGCGTTGGCGGGGAGACGGAACCAGTTGACATTTTATGACCCAGCGCCCGATCAGCCAAAGCTCAACCTTGAAGTCACGGAGAGGGGCTGAAAGAATATCCGGCTCATCCATCCCGTAGTCGAGTAGCATTTTCCCCTGAATATGCCCCGTGAAACGGAGCGTATTCAACATGCCCGACCTATTCCATCGGGGGTTTTCCCGGTTCTCGAACAGCGCCCTTTCCGTGTCCGTATAGTCCCAGTCGTCCGTGATGCCCCCGGAGCCATACTCTTCGAGCACGGCTTCAACTGCCTGTTGATTGTAACCCGGGAGGTCAAGACAGTCGTTCAGTTCTGCGCGGGTGATCCGTCCTCGTTCGATCACATCCGCCTGCTCTATGCTGGCAGCGCCCGGCGTCCAGTACAAATCAAATGGTGAAATCCGATACCAGCATAGCCTTGGCTGCTGGGTTACCTGAGCCTTGCCCTGCACATACCGCACCTGCGGCATGATCCGGACTTCCGGCCCCTTGATACAGGCGAACGGGAAGAGAGGCAGATCAACAAGAAACTCAGCCAGAGCGTTGTAAAGACCGCCCTCAACAAACATCTCCTCGATCTTTTCCGTAGCCAGCTTAGCCCGTTTCTTGGCGTTAGCCTTCTCGGCCTCACGCGCCGCCAAGAACAGCTTCTTACCCCGGTCCCGAGCGGCTGCCTGATCTACAGGCATTCCCGCCTGCGCCATCTGCAGCATCTCGCCCATGACGAGTTGCATGACGGCTTGCGCCACTTCTATCGGGACATCGGGATCGGCTGGGGGGCCAATCGCCCAAGCCCGTTCAGGCGACAGGTACACGTCCCGTAGAAGTGACGTTGCGCCACGGCACTTCATGGCTACGATCCTCGGATAAATCTCCGACCCGCCGAACTGCCTGATAGCCGCGAGTTTAGAGTTATCGTACTGACCGTTGAAGGTGCGGAGCGCAGAGAGTAGCCGGTTCGCCCAGCCAGCATTCGTGGTACGGTGATTAGCGAACATCTCGTACAGTGATCTGACGTAGCCAGCCAGATCGGACATGACCTGCATGTCCTGCTGTTGCGCCCGCTGCCGCGCCGCTTCAGCCTGCCGTTGCTGTCCCTCCATCATAGAATTAAGCGCCGTCCCGCCGATCACTCGGAGGGCCGGTCGCGACGGATGCGTCGTCACCGTGGTGGGTATGGCTTCAAGCATGTCCACTATGCTTGACTGATGAACCCGAGTATGCTAGCATAGGTGGCGAAGATCGTCAAGAGGTTTTTTCGTGACCGCTCTCGCCCCCCTCGATTTGGCCCGCGACATCAACGTCATCAAGCTCGCCCGCGAGGTAGCGATTGACCACTTCCCCATCCAAGATATCCTCGACAAATACCGAATTGACGAGGAAACGTGGGAAGCTTTGCAGAGATGGCCGCGCTTCAACGAACTCGTGGACTATGAGCGGCAGCAGTGGAATTCCGCCCTCAACACCAACACCCGCGTCAAGCTGAAATCCGCCACCGTCATCGAGGAATGGATGGAGCATGGACACCAGTTGCTCCACGATGCCAGTCAGACGTTTGGCAACAAAATCGAACTGGTCAAGATACTGGGCAAGTTTGCCGGGCTTGAAGCCCAAGAGAAGACGGTCGGCGAGACGGCAGCGGGGCGGGTGACGATCAACATCAAGATCGGTGACCAGCAACTTGAGTTTGACGACGGGCAGGTGATCGACGCGGTGCCGGTCGAAAACATCGAAGAGAGCCCCGACGAAATCACCTTTGACTGGGAGGAAGAGTTCCCGGTCAACCCCACTGAAGACGCCGAGGCTGTGTTCGCAGCCGAATAATAACCCCGCAGGTTAAAATGCAAAGCGGATTGTGGTTGGTCTGGTTTGACGTATTGGTATTTATTGGTGTCTTTGCACAGGAACTCATATGATCGAAGATGTGGTGATCGACTATGAAGCGTCGCCCACGGGCGCACGCTTCATGTCCTCGGAGAGCTTCGGGCGGCTGATCGCTGGCCCGGTCGGCTCGGGCAAGACCCTGCTATGCATCATGGAGGTGCTACGCCGCTCCATCCAGCAGGCCAAGTCTCCGGACGGCTACAGATACACACGCTGGGCGATCATCCGGCAGACGCTCAAGCAACTCCGCGAGACGGTGCTGAAGGACATCCTGCAAGGACTACGGGGCATCGTCTCCTACAAAGTCACCGAACACACGATTTACGTTTCCTTTGGTGACGTACGCTCGGAGTGGTTGTTGATCCCGCTCGATAACATCGAGGATCAGCGTCGGCTCCTGTCCTCGCAGTTGACCGGGGCATGGATCAATGAGGGTATCGAGATCGACCTGTCCCTGATTGACCCGATCAGCGGCCGGTGCGGCCGTTTCCCCGGTCCCAAGCTGGGCGGTTGCACGTGGAAAGGGGTCATCGTTGACACCAACTTCCCCGAAGAAGGGGGTGAATGGTACAACTTCATGGTGGAAAGCACCCCCGAAGA